ATTCCCTCCCGCTGGGTGCCGCCCGACGTCGGACTGCTGATCGACCCCGACTATGCCGCGCTCGCCTTCTTCCGCGCCTTCCGCCAGTACCTGATGGCAAGAACAGGGGACGCGGAGACTAGAATGATAGTAGTTGAATGGGGGGTGGAAACTCGCAACGGCTTGGCGCACGTTCTGTTCAACGGCATCGCGCAGTGATGTCCGATGGGCGAGGCCAAGCGCAGATACGTCGCTCGCGACGGCTTCGTCCGTAGGACGATCGCGGACGAGGAGGGATTCCGAGTCCACACTCAGATGGATGTCGAGCCTGTGCTCGACTCCATCGCCCGTGATCGCGAGATCATGCCGAATAACGGTCGGGTGGGACGTCTCGAAGGGCGTCTACCGATGATTATCGTTGAGCAGCTCATTGCGCGCGGCGTCTATTACGACCCCGACGCTTTCAACAAATGGTGGCGTTCCAGCGAGGCTAATCCCTGGCGCATTTGGGGAGGCAAACTCTAATGCCCTACGAGCGCAAGCACTTCTTTGACACGGTTCGCAAAGACCTGTTCCGCGGGACTCTGACCCAGAGTCAGGTCGACGGCATGAATTATCTGCTCGAGGTCTGGGAGAAGCATTTCGAGGCCGACAACCCGCGCGACGGCACCCGCTGGCTGGCCTATTGCCTGGCGACCTTTTTCCACGAAACCGCCGAGCAAATGATTCCGCTCGAGGAATACGGCAAGGGGTCGGGCAAGAGCTACGGCAAGCCGGTCGCGCCGCACAACGTGGCCTATTACGGCCGCGGCCACGTCCAGTTGACCTGGGACACGAATTACAAGAACGGGCAGCAATTCCTCAAGGATCGCTACGGGGTCCACGCGAACATCTATCCCGAGCCGCACCTGATGCTGCACCCGCAGACCTCGGCGCTGATCAGCTACGACGGCATGGTCTACGGCTGGTTCACCGGCGTTGGGTTGCCGAAATATTTCAACTCGACGGTGGAGGATCCCAAGAACGCGCGCCGGATCGTCAACGGCACCGACAAGGCCGACCTGATCGCCGGCTATTACTGGAAGTTTTTGAAGGCTCTCAAACAGATTCCGGCCGCCGCTCCGATGGTGGAGGCCGAGCTCCCTGGCCTCCCTGCTGGGCCAGCCATGCCGGAGCCGAGCTGATGAATGGTCCTCGCCGAGCTCGTCATCCCGCCGCCGAGTCCAAAGCTGCTCGACTACCCCGCGTCGGTCGGCCTCGTCATTGCGGCAGTTTTGACAATGTTCATCCTGTGGGTCGCCAACAAGTTCGACCGCACTGGCGGCACGCTGACGATCTCGTTGCTGGTGATTCTCTCGTTCCTTTCGCTCGTCACCTATTGCGCGTTTTTCACCATCCCGACCGACGAGATCACCTCGGGCGCGATCGGCGGCCTGGTCGCCGCTTTCGGCGCCGTGGTGACCTATTGGCTTGGCCGCAACTGGAGGGAGCCGCCGCATGAATAACCCGATCAACGCGGTCCTTGTCGGTGCGCTGATCGGCGCGCTCATCGCCCTCTGGCTCAAGGGAGCGTCCCATGAGTAGGACCGCAATTGTCGCGATCATCATCATCCTCATCCTGCTGGGCGGCGGGTTCTGGGGCGGGCCTGTCGGCATGCCCTACGGCTACGGTCGGCCGACCTACGCGTTCGGCGGCTTGGGGGCGATCCTTGTCATTGTGCTGATCCTCGCGCTGTTGGGGTTCCTGTGACCGATTTCGGCACCTTTTGCGGAGTGATCGCCGATTTCGCCAATCGGCAGGACTGGTCGCCTGACCTCGTGACCTCGTTCGTTCGCAACGCTGAGGAGAAGCTCAACGCCGAGCTGCGGATCGATCGGATGATCTTGGACACCGAGAACACGGTGACGTGCGGCTGCGCGGAGCTCCCCGACGATTGGCTCGAATCGGATCTCATGCTGGTCGGCAACGCGGCGACGCCGACCGGTTGGGCGCCGATCCGCTATAAGCCGCGCGACGAGTATTTCCGGATTCCGGCCGCGCCCTATTCGGGCACTTACACTCAGAACTACAATTCCACCTCGGGTTCGTACACGATCGAGGGCCGCACGATCTATTTCGGCGGGGTGCCCGACGCGGTCGAGGGGCGGCTCTTCAAGCTCAGCTACTATGCCGAAGTGCCGGTTTTTTCCGACACCATCGATAGCTGGGTCTACACGAAATATCAGGCATTGTACCGCTGCGCGGCGTTGATGCACGCCGATCTGCGCGCGGTCGGCGAGGAGGACAAGGCTGGCGAGATGAAGCAACTCGCCGAGGACATGATCACCAAGCTCAACAACGATCACATGCGCGCCAGGGCGTCGGGCTCGAGGCTCAACCGCAGCAGGGTCCGGAGCTTCGGATGACCGATCAATGGATTCCCGGGCCGCCAAAACCGCCGCCGCAATGGGTGGTGAACCCGCTGCCCCCGTCGAACGAGTGGAATAACACCGAGGGCTGCGACGCGGTTCCCGGGCCGGCGATCGTTCAGGGAATCACCATTACCGGCGTGCCGGCGACGATCACAGCGCCTGGCGCGTGGCGGATCACCCTCAATTCGCCGCCCGATTTCACCATCGATCGGCTCGACTCGTCTGGGAACCTGATCGACAGCCCGCTCGACCTTTCGGCGGTGGATGGCAGCGCCTATTTCCCCAACCCGGTCTATTTATCGGCCGACCCGGTCGCGCCGCTCGAGGCGGCGACCAAGCAGTATGTCGACGACAATGCGGCCGGGATTCCCGACGCGCCCGACAACCAGACCTACGGCCGCACCGATGGGGCTTGGAACCTCGTCGTCCCGGCCGCCGGCGGGACGTTCACCGGGGTCACCAATTTTTCCGCCGGCGGCGCGGTCACCTCGGGCGCCATGCTGTTCGTCGGCAGCGCCGTTTGCTCGATCCCAACCATCGCCCAGTTGAGTCTCGGCGGCGGCTCGCTCGGCCAGGTGCCGGCGACGGACGGGAACGGCAATCTGTCTTGGGTGACGCCGGTCACCGGCGGGCCCTATTTGCCGCTGACGGGCGGGACGATCACCGGGAGTCTGACGGTTAACACCGTTCTCACCGTGCAGGGTTCGAATTCGTTCGTTCTCAACGGGCCGAACGGCAATCAGCGCGCCATTCTTGGGCAGACTTCGACGCTCACGCGCTGGCAATTGATGCTGGGCGATGGGACGAGCGAGGGGCTGAACAACACCGGCTCGAATTTCTCTCTCACGGCTTACGCCACTGCGGGCGGCTTTCTCGGCAATTGGCTGACCATCGCGCGGGCGGACGGCTCGACCACCTTCAACGGGTCGGGGGTCACCATTCAGGGCGGCCTGGCGGTTAACGGGCTCTTAGCTCTCGCCGATCTGACTCATCTCGCGATCTATGGTGGGTCGGCCGGTCAGGTTCTCACGACAAATGGTTCGGGCCTCTTGTCGTGGACGACGCCGGCGGGCGGGGGCGGGGGAATCTCGGACGCGCCCAACGACGGCACGGCTTACGCGCGCAAGAGCCTCGGCTGGGCGCATCTGACCCACACCGACATCACCGATTGGACGGCGACGCTGGCGGGCTATCTGCCGCTCACCGGCGGGACGTTGACCGGCCCGCTCAATGGGACGGCGGCGACATTCAGCGGGAACGTCAGCGGGGGTGGTCTTAGCGGAAGACAGGTCTCCGTTACCGGAGGCGGGGGCGGCGTCCCAAACAGTGTCGCGGGCTATGTTGGCGCGGGTCAGCGTTGGAACATGTTGCTTGGCGATGGAAGCTCGGAGGGAGCGGGCCTCGTTGGGTCTGACTTCAAGCTCAACCGCTACAACAATTCCGGCGCTCTCATCGATGCGCCGATCTCGGTCACTCGCGCGACCGGCGTCGTCACAATCCCCGATGGTCTGAGCGCCCCGCAAGCGATTGGCGACAACCGCATCATCAACGGCGACATGCGGATCGACCAGCGTGGCGTCGCCAGCGGCGGCGGCGGAACGGTGGCGGGCTACACGGTCGACCGTTGGCAGTTTGGATCGCCCTCCGCTGGTCATGGGACATGGTCGCGCCCTTTTCTTTCCACCGCCGCTTATGGAGTGACTGGCTTCCCCTTCGCCCTCTGGTTTGCGTCGTCTGGCGCATACACGCTGGCGGCAGGGGAATATGTCGTCTTCCAGCAACAGCTTGAAGCTGACGCGACCAGCGATTTCATGTGGGGGACCGCTGGCGCGCAACCCGCGACGCTGTCGTTCTGGGCCGTTGCGACGCTGACAGGAACGTACACGGGCGCCGTTAGAAGCTCGTCAGGGAACCGCTCTTACCCATTCAGTTTTTCGCTCGTTGCGGGGGCTTGGGCCAAGGTCGTCATCAACATTCCGCCCGACACGACGGGATCGTGGCAGACGAACGGCAACACAGTCGGCTTGCTTTTGACGTTCAGCATGGGTTCGGGCGCGACTTTCGCTGGCCCGCCCAATGCATGGTCAAACAACAACTATCTCGCCGCTACGGGCGGGGTCAGCGTTGTCGCCACCAACGCCGCAGCTTTCGGTGTGACCGGCGTCAAGCTGGAGGTCGGCAGTGTCGCCACGCCGTTCAACCAGCAGTCGCTGGCGAAGAGCATGCAGGACTGCCGCCGCTATTATCAGGTCGGGCAGTTGTTTCAAAACATAAGCGGTCAGACGGCTGCGGCGACCGTCACTTTTTCGCATTCGGTTCCGGTGGTCATGCGCGCCGCGCCGACGTTGGCGGCGCAGAGTAATATCAGCGTCAACTTCACGCTCGCCACGCTCGCCAGCAACAATTTCTGCATCTATGCGACCGGGGCTAGCGTGGCTGCGGGCGCTGTCACTATCAACATTATCTACAACGCCAACGCGGAGCTTTGAGCATGATCTATACGCTCACGCCCGACCCCTCCATTGTCATTCGCGACGAAGATCAGGCGCACATTCCGGCTGATGAAGGCAACGTCGACTACGTCGAATATCTCTGGTGGCTCCACGACGGCAATGAGCCGACGCCCTACAGCCCGCTCGAGGCGACGCTGCCGGAAACTGCGCCGGTCGAAGATCGCGTCGCCGATCTCGAGGATCGCGTCGCTGCATTGGAGAGCGACGCATGACGAAGACCACGGCCAATTATTCGTGGCAGATGCCGGATCCCGGCGGGTCGCCAAACACCTGGGGCACTCTCCTCAACGGCACCACCGAGGCGATTGACCAGCAGGTCTTTGAAAACTCGCAAGCCCTCGTGCCGGTCGGATTCATCGGCATGTATGGAGGCCAAACCACCCCGCCCACCGGCTGGTTCTTCTGCGCCGGTCAACAGGTTCTCCAGTCGTCCTATCCGCTATTGTACGCCGCTATTGGGGGATTCTTTAACATTGCGGGCGTGCCCGCCGGCAGCTTCAATCTGCCGGATCTCCGCAACGTCTTCCCAATCGGCGGTACGGGCGGGGCGCCTGGCGTGAAAGGCGGCTTAGCTGCGACCACCCTCACCGCGGCGCATCTCCCAGCGCACACCCATACGGCGACTCAGCCCGCGCATACCCATCCCGATCCAGGCCACACGCACAGCGCAAGCGAGGCGGCGCATGAACACGGCGCGGGCTTGATGAGGTTTTTCGGCGGCAGCGGGCAACCCTTGGGCATCGCGGGTGGCGGTAATTCCAACGTCAATTATGGCAACACGGACCCCGCTCAACCGACGATCATCGTCAATGGCGCGCTGACCGGCCTCCAAGCCGCGCAGCCGGCGATCACCGTCAACCCCACCCCGGCGCCGACCGCCTCTGTCCCGACTATTCCGCCCTTCTTGGTCATCAACTTCATCATCAAGCACGACTGAATGTCCACGCCGTTCAAACCGATCCAGATTCCACCCGGCGTCGTTGCGATGCCGACCAAGAAGATGCGCTCGTCCAACTGGGCCGAGGTCAACATGATTCGCTGGCGTGAGGGCCAGTTGATGCCGATGGGCGGGCAGCAAAGATTCTCGGGCTCGGGCGCAACCTTTTCGGTGCCCATCGACGTCGCCTTTGCGGTCGGCGCGACGATGATCAGCGTCGCCCCCAATCCCGGCACCATCGCCAAGGGGATGAGCATCACCAACGCCACGACCGGGAATCCGGTCGGCACCGTGGCGGGCATCGCGCCAGGCTCTGGGCAACTGACCGCGACCGCCGCTTTCGCCGCCAATTACCGGGGCATCTGGATGCCGCCCAACCCGGGCTGGGTGATCCCCAATATGCCGGTGGTCGACGTCACCCACGCCAATGCGGCGCTGGGCACGGTGCTGTCCTACGGCCCTTTCAGCACCCGTCTCAACGCCAGCGCCCACTGGAACGCCGGCGCGACCTCGTTCACCCTGAACAACGCCGCCACCTTCGGCGTCATCCCGGGCCTGACGATCTTCGACCAGGACATCGGGCAGATGATCGGCACGGTGGCGAGCGTCAACGGCAACACCGTCACTACGGTTAATCCGCTCCCCGTTTCCGCTCAAACGACAGCCGACAGTCTGCTCTTCAGCAGCGGGTCGAATCACGTTCTGATGCTCAACGCTCTGCTGACGACCGCGAGCGCGGGCGCCAACGACGTGCTGTCATTCGGTCAGACCGATTGGATCCTGACTCTGAGCTCGCCCTCGCAGAGCGCCAGCGTCGGGGCGAACGACCTCCTGTCGTTCTCGGGCAACGGCTATTTGTTCGCCTCGAGGTGCAAGCGGATCCACGGCTGGTTCGACCTCGATCAGGTCTACCACATCGCCTATTTGTGCGAGCAGAACCTCTACATCGACACCCACGGCACGCTGGTCGATGTGACGCCGGTCGACGGCATGACGCCGGCCGCCGGCCTGGTCGGTGGGTTCGGCGACGCGCTCTACATGAACCCGCCGCCGCCCGACGATCTCTACGGCACGCCGCGCCCGGTCCCCGGCTCGGTCGCCATCACCAAGATCCCCGACGCCTATTCGCTCGATAATTTCGGTTCGATTCTCTACGCCATGACCTCGGCCGATGGGCGGCTTCTCAAATGGGATCCGAGCGTCGGCGGCCCAGCGGTGATTCAGGCGGCCGATGCGACCCGCGGCGTCGTGCCGCATGGGCGGTGCTTCGTCATCACCCAAGAGCGGTTTTTGATGATTCTCGGCTCCTACCTGGATGGGACTCCATCCGATGGCGGGTCGTTCCGGCGCTTCGCCTGGTGCGACCAGGAGAATCCCGGCGCGTGGGATTACACCAACGTCACGAGCCAGGCGGGCTTTCTCGACGTCGAGCCGGCGAGCCCGATTGTGGCGGCCGACGCGACCCGCATGGGCGTGCTTTTCTGGACCGCTAAGAAGGCCTACGTCAGCCAGTTCCTCGGCCTCCCGTACATCTACAATTACGTGGAGATCGGCGACAGCTGCACGCCCTGGTCGCCCCAGTCGGTGGTCACCACCACGGCGATGACGCTTTGGATGGCGGAACAGGGGATGTTCGCCTTCGACGGCACCTCGGTTGTGCCGATCCCCTGCAAGGTCAGGCCTTGGGTCGATGACGATATCGACCCGATCAACGTGCGCGAGCTTTCGTTCGCCTGTCACCTGGCGGACTTCAACGAATGGTGGTGGTGCTTCCCGACGCTCAACAGCCCATTCAACACGCGCGCTGTGGTCTACAATTACAAGGAGGGCTGGTTCTCGCAGTG